TACGTCAGCATCCGTGGAACGGCGTCGCCCTCAAAAATGGTGTCGTAGTCGAGCGTCAGGATCCACAGCGGCGGGGCCTTGGGGTCCTCGTCCAACTCAATCATTTCGGTCAGCACCCGCTCGAGGCACTGGCCCCAGAAGGCCCCCTCAAGCCGAACCGGCGAGATGCCGTAGGGGATGAGCCCACGGGGCCAGCAGAACATATGGTCCTGCCAGCCGAGCCTGGGAACCGACATCGCGCACATGACGCGAACCGGCCCGGAGCCTGTGTCCAATACGGCAGGGTTGATCCCTGCCACCGGTGACGCCGCGCCCACGGCATCCTCCTTTGGTTGGAGAATCGTCAATCAGCCAGAACTACTTGACCACCAGCGTGACCACGTTGGCGTCAGCTGCCGAGTCCACGCCAGCCTCACCCTTGCCCAGGCGAGCCGCCACGACAACCGTGTTGTTGGTCGCGTTGCTGGTCGCATCGGCCGCCGGGGTAACCGCCACCTGGAGGTACCGCTTGAGGGCCTTGGTGGTCAGGTTGAACCGAGTCACGTTGACCGTGGCCGTATTGGCCACAGCGCCGACCGTGTAGTCGGTGCCCTGCACCAAGCCGGTGATCGCGGCGTACGAGCCATCCGTGTCGGAGTGCTTGACGCTGACCACGCTCGGGGCCGAGGTGTTCGCAATCGACCGATAGCCCACGTCGATGCTCACCGCATCGAAGCCGAGGCAGTCGATGGCCACCGTGTGAGTGCCAGCCGAGGCAACGCCAGCGGCAGCGGACAGGCTCACGACGCTCTTCGTGTTCGCTACAGGGTCCATTGTTCAATCACTCCTTGTGGATGTCAGAAGGTCAGAGCGTGAGAGCCACCACCGGGCCAGCCGTCGAGGCATCGCCCGCGTCCGAAGTCACGACGTCGAAACGGCAGAGCCCCTGCAGGTAGGTCTGGTCGAACTCAATGAAGCGATCCGTCGAGGCCCGGATGGCGATCTGCTGCCGCAGCCCGAAGTGAGTCGCCAGCCGCAGGTTGCCGAACAGGCACACGACCTGGTTCGCCGTGGGGGCCGTCCGCATGCTGTTGTTGAAATAGACGGGATAGCCCATGAACCGCTGCTCGCTGGCACCGCCGGAGAGCTCGGCGGCAGACACGCCACCGGCACCCAGCATCAGGGGCAGCATCACCGTGCTGTAGACCTGCGGAGTCACGTACCAGCCGGCACCGGCCCGAGCGTAGCTGGGCAGCTTGCCGATGGTCTCGGCAAAGTCGTCCACCGTGATGGCCGAGAGCGAAGACTCACCGCTGTCGTTCTTGCCAGCGGTGAGCGTCTCGTTCTCGAACTTCCACTGGATACCCCGGATGCCGCCGTGGGTCGAGGTGCCGTCGCCAGCGAAGCCAGCGTCGTCGATCTTGCGAGCCAGGGCCAGGCCGAACTCCTGAGCGACCAGGTCGGCGAGGTTGATGGCCGAGTCTTCAATGAGCGAGTTAGGAATGCGGGTCGCAACCCGGCAATCCTTGCTCGACAGCATCACGTTGTCGGTCGCCATGTCCGACACGGTGGTCTCGGTGTTGTCGCTCACGAAGTAGGCGGTGTTGCCGCTGACCCGACGCGGGATGTAGAGCGTGTTGCTCGACATCGGAATTACGTTGGCCTGCGACGGGATGGCACCGAACTCGTCAACCAGCCGAATGACGGTGGCAGCGAAAGACTCAGGGATGAACACCCCGCCCTTGCTGTTGTCGTCGCTCGACAGGGCGCGGCTCTCGACGTTCCGCTCGTACCACGCACGATCCTCGGAGCGGCCAAAGACGTAGCCCTTGAGCCACCGGCCGCAGATCTCGGCGTCGTCCGCGCTCTTGAACGCACGAAGCCGGCCGACGTGCTGCATCTTCCGAGTGACGGGGGCCTCGGCAGCCTCAACGGCCACGGGCTTGGCAGTCGCGGCCACCTTGCCACGCAGCGACGCCACCTTCTCGGCAATGGCGGTCTCGACGGCCAGCCGCTCCTCGAGCTCGGTCGCCTCGGCGCTGAGCTTCACAACGTCGGCCGCCTGGGCCTCGGTGCGATCCTCAACCTTGGCCAGGTCGTCGAGCAGCGCGGCCACAGCGGCGGCGCGGTCTTGAAGCTTGTTGAGCGAAGCGGCCATCCTTGGCACTCCCGTAGTGGGTGACAGATCCGTGTCTGTCGTTCACGCTACGGGACGAATGGCACTCAGCCATCAAGGTTGTTTGTACGGTACAAAAGACCGACGCCACACATGCAGCGCAGCGACGATGGCTTTGGTCTTGTAGTCGCACGCCTGGCACTCCAAATACCGCACCTGACGCTGCTCGTCGAGCGGGTGGCTAGAGCGTGTACGGATGCGTCCCTTGCCGCACTTCGGACAGGGATCACCGGGCTTTGCCACGCATGAAGCTCCTGAGTCGCGCGGCTCGCAGCCGCATGGATGCCTTAAACACGTCGGGTCCGCTCGCCGAGTGTGGCATCGACTCAGGTGTAACTTGCTCCGCAAGCCAAGCCTGGAACGAACGCATGGCCACTGCTGCTGTTGTGCTCGGATACGCCGGCTGCACCACCGGCCCCAGTTCGTAAATCGTGGCGGCCCGCACCTCGCGGATCGCCCGGCCGCCCTCGTCGGTCACGAACGCCTCGCCGCCCTTGTCCACGCTGAACGTGAACGACGATCCCTTCACGTCCCGACGCGAAATGAGCTCGACGATGTCGGCCCTGGTGGCCGGCGGCGTGACGATGTAGCCCACGCCCTTGTCGTCCGAGAACACCTCGAGCGTGCCGCTCGACTCCCGGCCCAGCAAGATGTCGGGGTTGTGGTTGTAGTAGCTCACGAGGTCACTGCGGCCCCGCTGCCGGTTGAGCACCCCGTCAAAGGCTCCCGGCATAATCCGCTCGCGGAACCCGCCCAGGTCCACGCTGAGTCGGTTGTAGACGACGGCGTAGCCCTTGATGACCGGCCGCCCATCGGCGCGGGTCTCAATGACCAGCTCGTCGTCGGCCTCGAAGGGCATGTCACGCTTTTCGATAATGCCTTCCATGGAATTGCTCCTGTCGCCTTCTCGGTCCAGTTCTGCCACCTTGCGGGCCGCGAACGACTGCCCGGCGTCACCGCCCCACAGCAGCCACGCCACGAAGCCCGGCGTCTCCTTGCCCGCGTCATCCCAGCCCGGCCTGCGGTCGGACTCGTGCCGGGCAAACCAGGCATTCATCTCCCGCACCCAATCCTCGTTCATCTGCTCGCGTCGGCTCAGCCGGCCTGCACGGGCGACGGTCTCGGGCTTGAGCCCGTCGCCGCTCTTGCCCTCTTCGTGCAGCCTCAGGCCACGCTTGGCGGCCGAGGCCATGCCCTCCGTGGGAGTCAGGTCAACCGCCATCGGAGTCACCCTCCTCGTCCTCTGGCTCGTCCTCGGGCTCCGGTGCCGGCGGCTCGGCGGCCGGCGCGGCCGGCTCCTCGGGCTCCTCGCCTTCCGGCATCGGCCCCATGTTCTCCTTCAGCCGCACTTCTTCGGGCGTCATCCACCCGTTTCGCACGGCAACCTCGTATGCCTGGTAGCGGGTTGTGATGTCGCTCCGCAGCAGGCCCTCGACCAAGAACTCGGCATACAGGTCGTCATCGTCGCCGAGGATGTCCCGCTCAATCGCCCCTTCGATGCGACGCAGCCACGGCTGAATCGTGAACTTCTCAAAGCTCACCATTTCGCTAGCCAGGTTGCCCCACGTGGCCCGGCCCAACTCCTGCACCATGTGCGGCGGCATCTTCCAGATCCGGCACACGGCCAACAGGCTTTGCATCCACAGCTCGGCCAGCTGGCTCTCCTGGTTGGTGGCCGAGACGGTATCGACCTTGAGCCCGTTGGAGAGCACCGCTACCTCGCCTGCCCGTGACGGGCCGCGGTGCCGGTTGTTCCACTGCTCACGCAGCTGCTCACGCACCTCACGCGGCAGGGCCTGCTCGGTGTGCAGCACCACGCCCGGCTGAGCGTTGTTACGGTAGAACGTCGCGGCGTACTGCTCGAGCGACCGGGCCAGGCTGATTGCGTCCTTGCCCACGTCCACCGGCACCGCGCCGTTGACGCCGTCAAACGACAGCCACCGGACGTGCATGATCTGGTCGTCGCGGTACACCACCTGCTGCCCCGTGCCCGGCTTGCGGTACAGGTACGTCAGGGTGTGGTCATCTTCCTGCCGCACCTCCATGCCAGACGGGTGCAGTGGGTGCAGCTCGGTCACGCTGCCACGGGCACCGGGCACCTTCAGGTTGTAGGCCGAGCCGTAGAACCCAAGGTGCAGGCACATGCCCTCCACCCACTCGTAGCGGGTCTGCCACGAGTTGGGCCGCTTGGCGAGCACCCGGTACAGCGGCAGGTCCTTCGCCCGCACGGAGTCGGCGTCGCCCGACCGGCGGTACAGGTGCAGCGGCAGGCTTGCGACGGTCTCGGCCACCACGCGAGCACAGGCAAACCAAATGCCCGTCTTCATCGCCGTCTCGGGCGTGACCCGCACGCCCTGGTCGCCGGCGAGCATCACCAAGTCGTCCCAGCGGCTCGTGCGTTCCTCGAGCCACTTGATTTCAGGGACGGCGGTCTCTGTGCTCATACGCTCACCAGAAGGATAGTTCCGGCATCTCGCTCGGCTTTTGCTGCTCGCCCATGTGGATGCCGCACGACATGGCCAGGGCCACAGCCCCGTCGATCCGCTCTGTGCTCTTAGCCTTCGACAGCTTGACGTTACCTGCCGGGTCCATCTGGACGGCCGCGTTACCTAGTTGCCAGCCTAGCAGCCTGTTTCCAGCGAGCCGCAGTTTTCCGTCCACGAGCAACGCTTCCAGACTCTTGGTGGGTGAGCTCATCGACGCGAAGCCCTGGCCAAACATCACGACCGGCAAGCCCTCGCCGGCGAGCTGCTGCGCCAGCATCGTGGCGTTCCACCTGTCGATCCCCAGCCCGCGGCAGCGGTGCTTCTCGCAGAACGCCATGATGTCTCGCTGGATGACGCCGTAGTCGGTGCTGCGGCCGTCCGTGATGGTGAGCCACCCGTCCCGCGCCCATTGCGAGTACGGCACCCGGTCCTCCTGCTCCCGCTTCGTGGCGTTCTCGCCCGGGATCCAGAAGTGAGCGTAGACATCGACGTGCCCGTCATCGGCCGGGAACCACGCCACAAAGGCCGAGGTGTCAAACGTGCTTGCCAAGTCCAGCCCCGCCCAAAACTCCCGGCCCTCGAGCGGTTCCGGCGGGCCGCCCATGCACGCCTCAATCTGGTCGGGCCGCACCCACTTCACGTCGGTCGTGGTCGGCACGTTCAGCCGATACCGCAGGAACGACGAGAGCTTTGTGGCCGAGTTGGCCGCCTCCCGGCAGTCGGCCGCGAACGACTCCTCGCTGATGGTCTCGCCGAGCGACGGGTTAGCCTTGTGCCACACCTTGGAGCTTTTCCAATCGTCTTCCCGGTCGGCGGCGTAGATGCAGCCAAAGAACTGCGGGTCAAAGGTCGGGTCGGCAATGCACCGCTCAGCGTAGTCATGCTGCTCCCACCACAGGTGCGACTTATTGAACTCGCCGGCCGTCGTGATGGACAGCACCAGCGGCTGCCGCCGGGCCGCACCGCCATACCGCAGGGCATCCCATAGCCGGCGGTCGCCACGCTGGGCGTGCAGCTCGTCGAACAACAAGCAGTGAATGTTGAGCCCCTCGGCCCGGAACGCATCGGCCGACAGCACCCTATAGAACGAGTTGCTCGCCCGGTGAATGATGCTCTTGCGGCTGTCCACCACCTCGAGCACCTTGCTCAGCGCCGGCGACGAGCGGACCATTGACGCCGCCTCACGGTAGATGATGCCAGCCTGCTCGCGGTCGCTGGCAGCGCCGTAGATCTCGGCCCCCGGCTCGCCGTCCGCCAGGAGGACGTACAGGCTGATGCCAGCCAGCAAGGTGCTCTTGCCGTTCTTCTTGGGAATCTCGATGTACGCCTGGCGGTACTGCCGCGTGCCGTCAGGCTTGAGCCGGCCGAAGATCTCACCCAGCACGTACTTCTGCCATGGCAGGAGCTTGAAGGGCTGGCCCGCCGTCTGGCCCTTGGAGTGCTTCAGCACTTTCTCAAAGAACGAGTAGCACCGCTCGGCCTTGGCCTGGTCGATACCGGGCCGGCTCTCACCCGTGGGCGGTGAAGAACTCCTCGAGCTCGTCCTTTTTGACTTCGACTTGCGTGGCAAGTTTCGTCCTCGACGACGGGGTCAGACCAAACTCGCTCAACAGCGACGCCTTCTGCGCGACCAAAGACCGGTACATCGGCCCAGCCGGGTTGGGTTTCACGCCACCAAGATCCGTGTGCATCACCGCGCCGCCGGCCCGCAGCTGCAACAGGCACGACTGCTCGGCCGAATGCACCTCGCACAGCGTGGCCAACGCTTCGCCGTCCGCCAGGGTCAAGACTCCCATGCGGGTCAAGATGCCGGCCAGCTCGTGCCATTGGGCCGCGGCGACTTCGTCCACCTCAAGCCGCTTCGGCATCGGGGGCACGCCGGCCGGGAGACTCGGCTCGACCTTGCGGGAGCCGTGGTCGGTTCCTTCGAGAATCTTCAGGGCCGTGGGCTTTGGTCTGCGGCCGGCTTTAGCCATGGCGGCCTACTCCTTAGCGGCACAAATAGCGTGCCAAATCGTGTGAGAAAAACCTCGGCGATTTCGATGCCGCGCACGCGCGGTTCCCCGTACGTGGTTTATATGTTTTCGCCAAAAGTTTTCGCGTTTCTCGCCGCGTTGGCCGCCCTCCAGCCCTCATGCTTGGAGTGGCATGACACGCACAGGCAGCGGAGGTTGCTCACCTCGTCGCTGCCGCCCTTGCTCTTCGGCACGATGTGGTCCACGTGCGCCCGCTTGCCATGCACCACAGCGCCACACACCTGGCACTGATAGTTGTCCCTGACCAGCACCTCACGCCGTGCCGCCTTCCACCCTTGCGAGCAGTACCCACGCTGATGAGCGTTGGGCCTTGCCACGTCCGGCGCTCGAGCACGCGGGCGTCGGTTGATCCAAGGCGGCCGAAACGTGGGTATGCGGTCGGGCATTAGCCCTTGAACATCACGGTGCCGACCGTGCCTGTGCTGTTGGTGGTGGCCGAGACGAACTTGATGAACGTCGCTGCGAACGCCGCATCGGGCACCGCATAGGCTCGGCCGTCGGCAGTACTGGGAGCCAGTGTGATGTCGGCCACGGCCCCGGAGGCGTCGTAAAGCCGGCGGAACGGGCCTGCCTCGGCCTCAGCCACGAACAGCTGGATGGCAGTTGCGTTGGTGCTGATGGTGCCCATAGTGACCAGGCCGCCAGCCATGTCATACATGGGGATCGTCACCGCCACACTCGTGGCCGTGGACAGGGTGAACGGGTAGCTCTTGTTCTTGCGGCGAATCTTGGACTCGGACATTGGCTCCTCCTTGAGCGGCACGGGGTGGGCCCGGTTCGTGGCCTTACCACTAGGCTACCCGCTGACGTTAGGGGCATGGCGGGTTTACTGCCTACACCTCGAGCATCTCCCCCGGGATCATCCCCCGTATCTCCTCCGCGAGCCGGGCCGTCTCGTCGCTGGGGTCGCCATGCTTGACCACCGACCTGCACCGCTGGTCGATCTCCCACAGGGCGAGCAACGCCTTGCTGCCCAGCCGTGCGGCGTCGTAGTCGCCCTGTTCGTCGGGGAGGTTGAATCGGAGTGTCGCTACTGGAGACATATCAGATGTGATGTGTTGCGGAAACGGATTGCGGGCGACACACAAACTGTCACTTTTCGCCATCTTCTGTGCAGGCCGTGAACGTACACGCCAACTCCTGCATCGCCAGCCGTTCCGGGTAGCCATTCGCAATCAGCCACGCGGTCATATCGCCATCCTTGGCGGGATCGTACAGTCGGGGGAACCCGTACCTGTGACCGCCTGCCGGATCGACCCAGTACGGGCGTGACAGCCACGCGGGCGGGATCGCAGGCTCGGGTGGCGTGGCAGTATCGCCCGCTGCGATAGCCTCTGGCCGGTCGGGCGACAGCCGCTCCAGCAGCCCCCGCAGCGTGGCGTCCACCGTGTCGGGGCCGCCCGTGCCGACGTAGTAGGCAATCGCCTCCCGCTCCTCGTCGGTGAGCCGCAGCCTGGCAACCTCTGCCTCTAGTTGCTGCACTCGCTCCATTGCCTGGATGAGCGCATCCAGATCGTCAGGCATCATCGGCGGTATCAAATCACTCATGTCATGTCTTCCTTTCTACGCCCACAGAAACACTGGTTCTCAGTTCTTCCGTTTGGCTCTCCGCGCGAACACCGGCACAACCGTTGCCCCGATGACGCGACGCCAACCAGCAACCAACACGCGGTTCTTTGACCGCCGCAAAACCTCACCAGAGCAGTTCTCTACCAACTCCCAAGACACCGGCATCTCGCTCTTTGCGCTTCCGCACTTTGGACACGGCATCTCGCTACTCCTTTGCCCTTGAGAACCAAGCGATCCTGTTCGTTCTCAGAATAGTCTCTTCGCCAACCCGCGCAACGCATCGGCGTGTGCAGCGACCTCTGGGGTGTCTTCCTCGTCCCACTCGTCGGCCTCTCTCGCCGCCCATGCAACTGCGAGTTGCTCCGCTTCGGTGAGCGTGGGCGAGCGGCACAGCGGGACGACGCCGTGATTGCCCGTCACAACCGCGTCAATCGCCTTGGCTTCCTCTTCGATGGCGTAGACATCGTAGATGCGGTCGCCGTCCGCGAGCAGGACCGCCCACGCTATCGGCTCGTTGTGGTTCACTTCGTCCTCTCCAGTATCGTCCGCAGCGTGGCGATGTGGTGGTAGTCCTTGGGATACCATCGCCCCTCGTCGCAAGCCTCGCGAATCGCCTCCCGCTCCTCGTCGGTGAGCGTGGGCGGTGTGTTCGCTGCTGGGGCCGCTTTTCCGGCTCCGGAAATCGACGCCGAACCGGAAAGCCGCTCCCACAGACCTTGCAGTGTCTTCGCCCACTGAATCAGCGGGCGAGCCTCGTCAAGCCGCGTGGCGCTTTGCAGCTCGCGGGAGCGGTCGCACAGCAAATCGTACACCCTGGAGATCGCCTCCCGCTCCTCGTCGGTGAGCCGCAGGCGTTCGATCGCGGCCGCCGCGTCGTAGCAATCCCAGTAGTGCTGCTCGTCGTCGGTGCCGATCATGTCGGCCCGCGTCTGCCGCAGGCGGGTGGTGATGTCACTCATTTTCCATTTTCCAGAAAACGATCCCGGCGGGTTCTCGTCACCCCGTTATCAGTGAGATCGATGCCCGCCGGGATCGCTGATCGGTAAGAAACCCTAGGCACTTTTTCTGACGCCCCAATCGTATCGTATAAGACACGTTTTTCGGCGGTTCTTGCATACGGTTGGGGCGTCAGGTTCCGTCCTGTAGCGTCACTTGCTGGGTTCTTGCTGTTTCGCCAGTTCTTTGCCAGCCTCAACGCCAGCAAGGTACGCCGCAGTAAGTGCGTCTCCGTCTTCTTGTCCTTCGGCCAAATACACACCCTCGCAGCGGTCGAACGCTTGGCCAAGAAGGTGCCGCCAAAACTTCAGTTCTTTGCCGCGATGCTTCACAACCAGCGTGATTCTGTCCGTCCGCAGCGGATGCTCCATATGCCGGTTCTGGGCAACACACAGGGCGTCGTCATCCTCTTTGCTCATGCGTCACCTCCTAGGTGCCGCTCAGTCTACGCCCGCCGTCCAGCGAGTCTACGCCTGTTTCGGCAACCATCCGGCATCGCCGGATAGTTCCGTCGCCACATTGTGCGTCTAGCGTCAGAGCGGCGTCGGCGGGGGCGGCAGCAGTGCCACAGCGTCGGCCCAAGGCATGACAGTCACCGCCTGCCCTAGCACCGCCTTGTCTGCCGCCGCCCACATGGCATGGAGTAGACCGCCCGGCCCGACTTCCGTGAGAACGTCGGCCGAGAGCATCAGCCGCCCATCGGTCAGCACGCGAGGCGAGGGGACGCAGTTGGTGGAACCGTGCAGGCCGTGCAGTTCCGCGAGCCGGGCCGCCAGTGCCACGCTGAAGACCAACGCCAAGCCGCGAGCGTCTGCGTAGGAGATCGGCAGCGTCAGGTCTGCGAGTTTCATGTGCGACCCAACGCCGTGCGGAAGTCGGTCATGGCGGTATGAAATGCGTTGCGTTGCGCCGTGCTAGTGAACGCCGCACCGATGCTGTAGGCGTCGATTCTGTGCGTGGTATGGCCTACAATCCCGGTGCCGGTTTGCTCGCCGGCAAACACATAGAACGGGGCTGTATTTGACGATGAGTACGCTCCCGCATTATTAATGTTATTCAAATCGACATTGCGGCCAAACATTTGCAGCGGCTGCGATCCAGTGAACTGGATTAGGTATTGAGTGCGACCCGTGACAGGATTGCAGTGGTCTGTTGGCTGTTGGCCTGTGCCAAACCATGACTGTCGCGGGCGGTTGGCTGACGCGCCGATGTTTGCCTCCATCGCGAGCGATCCAGCCAAGTTCGCCCGTGCTGACAGGATTTGCGAAAACCCGGCAGCATCCGGCACAAACGAGCAAAATAAGTGCAGTTGATTCGTACCAAGAAACGTCATCGGCAGCCCGGTGGCCAGGTACTTCGTTGAGCCGTTGCCCTTCAGTCCGTTGTTCTCGGCGTAGTCGCCTGCCACAAAGTTGTTGTTGGTGTCGGTCGCGTCTCCAAACGTCGCGCCGCCACGCGAGGTTGAGCGATAGAGCGGGACGAGTACGGCGCTCAGCCCTGTTCCGCAAAACAGGTTGAGCCGGTAGAAGCGGTCGCGGATGCCGGCGGTGTCAATCGCCGCGCAGAACTTCGACACAGCCCGCATGGTCGAAGCCGACACGCTGCCGCCGTTGGCGATCACGGCGTTTCGCCAGGCGTTGGCCTCGGGGTGGACGCCAGAGGCGGTTGGCCGCAGCAATCGGGGATTCATCGGCATGGGAGCGTCCGTAGAGTGGTGATGTGAAGTCGTTAGTTCGTGCCGGGTTCCGGCTCGCTCGCATCCACAGTCCGCAAGCCATGCACGGGCTTCCCCGACTGTATCGACAAGAGCAACCGCGTCTGGTCGCCGATCGCGTCCGCAATCTCACGCTGCGTCTCGCGCACTTCCTTCAGCGTCAGCCGGTGCTCTTCGAGCAAGGGCAGCAGCAAATCCTGCCGGATGAAGAACGCCAGCCCGAGGGCCACGAGCGTCGGGAAGCCCCATCGCTCCATGATGCCAATCAGCGTGTCTTTGGTTTCGGTGGTCATCGCATCCGCTCCTGCTGCCAGATCATGAGCATCACCCGATTGGACCGCCGCTCGAGCCACCACTTGAGGACCACCTGGATGACGGCCGATGCCACGGCCGAGAGCAGCAGCGTCCAGATCATGCCGTACTCACGCTCGCCGTATCCGCCCACGGCCTGGTGCATCCGCTTCACGGCCACCAGCGTGCCCTCGGCCACGATGGCCCGCTCGGCGTCACTGTCGGCGGCCTGGTAGTAGTCACTCTGCCAGTTCTGAATGGCCAGCTGTGTCAGCAGCTCGACCTCAGAGCGGCCCACGAGCCACTTGCTGGGGCCAAGCTTGCGCCACACGTAGAGCTTCAGGTCGGCTGGCGTCACTTCACCCTCCCGGTGCCTTCGCACGCACCACACAGGACAACCACCCTGCCGTCAGTCGGGAGCTTGCCGGTGCCGTTGCACGGCTGGCACTTGTCGCCCGGCTTGGGCTTGTCGTCTGGCGTGGCGTCGGGGGCCGCCCGCAGCTGCACCACGGCGCGGGCCACCTCGCACGCCAGGTCGGCCGAGATGGTCGGGTCGTCGGGCAGCGTGGCGACGCAGCCGGCCACGGCGATGAGCGACAGGATGAGAAACCTCACAGCACGTCTCCAGTCCAGTCGGGCATGGTGGTGGGCTGGAAGCCGCTGTAGCCGGCGTAGACGTACGAGTCGCGCCCCGAGAGCATCTTGGTGCACGTCACGGCGTCGATCCAAAAGCTGCAGTTGCGTACTGGCACCGGCATCGTCTCCGGGTAGTGCCGACCCACGGTGTTGGAGTCGCCCCACGAGTTGAAGCACAACAGGCCGGGCCGCTTGCCCCAGCGCACGCCAGCCAGCGTCATGCAATGCCACCACACCCCGCCGGGTCGGCAAAAGCCGTCCTCGTCGCGGGACATGGAAAAGCCCTGGCCCGAGCACACCACCACCGGGTAGCCGTTCTGAATCGCTGCGGCGGCCTGCTCAAAGTTCACGGCCAGCGTGGTCTCGGCACACCGCCTAAGCTTGGCGTACGGCTCGAGCACGTCGGGCACGCCGTTGCGGCCCCACTCACGGTCCCGGGCCTGCTTGCCTTCCTCGCGGATGACGGTCCCGCCGTAGTCGATGCCGTAGTGCAGGGCACCAAAGTCCCTGATGCTCTTGGCCGCGTGAAATCCCGTGGACCCGTCGCCGCCGTTGTTCACCCGCTGGCCTCGGGCCTCGACACGCGAGAACCCGTACAGGCTGGACTCAATCGTGCGAGCCCGCACCACCTCCGGCTCCTGGCGGTGGACGACATCGCAGGCGGCCACGAAGTCCACCCCGAGAGCCGCGCCCCAGCCCACACAACTGCCCACGTTGCCCTGCGAGCCGCGCTTCCACCCGGGCAGGCACTGCAGCAGCGCCGGGTACAGCATGACCTCCCGCTTCTCGTCAGTCGTGAAGCCGGGGGCCGCCGACGCTAGGGTCGGGTGCGGCAGAGTCGAAACGAACGCATCAGAGCCGGCCGGATCCGGCAGGTAGCCAAAGGCGTGAGGCTCGGCCATTCGTCACCTCGTGCCTGCCCATGCAATCGCCTTGGCAACATCGGCGTAGCGGGCCCTGGTGTCCGCCGTGACGGGCACCGAGTCCAGCCCGAGAGCCCCACGCATGGCGGCCTCTACGGCGTCCTTGAGCCCTGCCACGCTGCCAGGGGCCTGGTTGCCAAGGCGACGCCACGCCACGTCCAGGGCGATGCCGGTGAACGCTCGCAGGGAGGGCGTATCGGTGAACACAGCCACGCTGGTTGTGCCCTCGGCCTCGACGACCACGGCGGCCTTGGCCCAGGTGGCGGCCCACAGCTGCCGCTTGTCGGCCGGCACGCTCGCCAGGGCATTGACCACAGGCGACACGAGCCGCTGCATCTCCTGGCTTGGCTCGGCCACCACGGCGGCCGGCACGTTCACCACGCCGGGCAGCGTCGGCACCGGAATCTTGCCCCACAAGGCGGCCACGATCAGGAGTGCGGCTGCGATACGGGCGATGTCGGCTCCGTGGGCCTGGGCGGCTGCGGCGGCCTCAGCGAGTCTTTCGACGATGAGCCGATGGTACGGCGCAGCCACGAGAGCCATTGCGGCAACGACGGCGACGGCGCGAACGATGTCATCGTTGCTCACTTAACACCCGCGAGGCTGAGGCAGTACCGAATCAGATCCTCGCCTTGGGCGCTCTGTGCCACTGCGGCCAGCCGGCGGACGAGCTGGTCGTCCAGTTGCGAGTCGGTCTGGGCCGCGAGCCACTCGGCAGCTTGGGCAACAATGATGCTTTTCTTGTACGGGTCCACCTCGGCCATGAACCTCTGGCCGTATTGAATGAGCGGCGACCAGGTCTGAAGCAGCCGGATGGCCTGCCAGATGTTGAGGCTGTTGCCGTACTCGGCCTGCTCGGAAGCGGTCATCTCATAGGCGGGCATCAGGTGAGTCCTCCGTGACGTGATCTTGCCGCGACTGTATCGGCCGTCGCTGTGACAGATGCCGGCCGAATGGGCCGCGATCTCCACGACGATTCGGTTGCCTTTGCGGTCGTATGCGTACCCAGCCATGCTGCCCTCCGTGGCAACCCTCTCTAGCCTAGGCCGTACACGCCGCG